AACATGTATGTTTACAACCCATCTAACTTTTCAGTAAATTATGCAACATCTGCAGGTTCTGCATCAACTGCTGGTACTGCTACTAATCAATCAGGCGGTTCAGTTTCAGCTACTACTGGCAGCTTTAGTAGTATTTTAGGTGTTTCGGGTACTTTCAGCCCTTCAGGTGCTATTTCTTGGAATAGTACTGCTGGTAGTGGGTATAGTGCTAATTTCACTATGACATCAACAGGTTACGGATCAAAAACATTTAGAGTAAATTCTGCTTATGGTTTAGAAATTGTCAACAGTGCTTATAATTCTGTACCATTCGTATTTAATGACAATGGCTCTTTTACAGCTACAAATAATATTACTGCTTATTATTCTGATAATCGCTTGAAGGAAAACATCGCCCTTATTAGTGATCCATTAGAAAAAATATCACAAATTAAAGGTGTTACATACAACTCAAATGAATTAGCTGCTACATTTGGGTATACTGATAAAAAACTTCAATATGGTGTGCTTGCTCAAGACATTGAAAAGATAATGCCAGAGATTGTTGTGCCTGCGCCATTTGACGTAGAAGTAGTTGATGGTGAACAAAGGTCCAGAACAGGCGAAAACTATAAGACAGTACAATATGAAAAAATGATACCCCTACTCATTGAAGCTATCAAAGAACTCAAAGCAGAAGTTGACGAATTAAAGGCTAAGTTAAAATAATGACTATAGTTGCTTCAGGAAATGCTATATCTTTAGGTGGAACAACACAAACCTCTGGATTTAATAATTCTATTGAGTATGAATTATACAACGGGGGACAAGGATATAATTCCTCAGGTACCGCAGCAATTTCTTTAGGTGATGCTAACGTTGCCACACTAGCTGGAGTTACCGCAGGAACTCAAGTATCTTTAGGTTCTTTTTATGGCAGAAGCACCTTTACAGCAGGGTCAGTTCTCTATACCTCAGGCTCAGGATCGTTCACAATTCCGACTGGAGCTACAACTCTTGTAATTGAAGTGTGGGGCGGTGGCTCCGGAGGGTGTAAAGGAACCGGAACTGGAATGGGCCAAGGTGACGGCGCTGGCGGCGGTGCTGGGGGATATGCACGATCATCTTATACTGTAACTGGACATGCCGGACAAACCATCAATTATAGCGTAGGTGCTGGCGGCACTGCCGGAGGAGGCACGTCCGGTGCTGGCGGAGCATCTACCGCAACCAGCGGTTCATTTACGATAACCTCAATGACCGGTAACGGCGGCGGTTTGGCTAACAATTCGCCCAGTACTGGCGGCGGCGCAGGCGGAACAGCTTCTGGCGGCAATGTTACCAACATAACAGGTCAATCTGGAACTGCGTCGACCCCAGCGGGCGGCACCGGCGCAAACGGTGCCGCCACTGTAGGTATTTCCGCAGTTGGTCCTGCAAATCTTGCTGCACAGGGCGCTGGCGGCGGCAGTGGGTATGGCACTACTGTACCTGGGAGTGTAGGACAAGTCGGCGGCGTCGCATTTATTTACACATAGGGAAATTATGTTTCATTATAAATTATATGAAAATAAAAATTTGTATGGTATGTATTATATTTTTCCAAAACGTGGTGATGGTATTGGAATGCATAATCATACAGAAGAACAAAAACATAATATTATTGTATTAAAAGGGTCAATTCAAATTTACGGACCAGAAAAACAATGGTGTTATACTCTTAATGCTGGAGAAATATTTGATTTATTAGATGAACATCACCCCCATGAATTTATAGCTTTAGAAGATGATACTGTTACTATGGGTATGTTTATCAATGGGCGACCTGAAGGAGAATATTTATCTGAAGAAGAAAAAACCGGCACAGTATACGGGAAATTACCAACTATGCCTTTGGATTAAAGGTATTATAAATATATAAAATACCTTCAGGAGGATTAAATGGCTGTACCGAGTAATAGAGAGCAATTCAAACAATGGTGTCTACGAAAGCTTGGTCGTCCGGTCATTGAGATCAATCTAGCTGATGAGCAAATCGACGACCGCATTGATGAAGCGATTCAATACTACTGGAACTTCGCTTTTGACGGATCTGAAAAAACTTACTACAAATATCAAATTCAGCCACAAGATATCGTCAATCGATACATTACGCTACCGCCTAATATCATCGGAGCGGTATCTATTTTCCCATATGGCGATTCGCTATCTACAAACAACCTGTTCAATATTCGCTATCAGATCACTCTAAACGATCTTTACGATCTAACTGCTACCACCATGGTTCCATACTACATGGCTATGCAGCATATTCAGCTTTTAGAGCAACTCTTAGTAGGGCAGCAGCCTATTCGATTCAATCGCTACAATAACCTACTCTATATCGATATGGGGTGGGACATGGTTGTACCTGGCAACTATTTGATCGTTGAAGCTTATCAAGTTGTAGATCCTGCAGTATATACTGCCGCATGGGCTGATACCTGGTTACAACGATATGCAACAGCTCTTATCAAGAAAAACTGGGGCGAAGTGCTCGGTAAGTATACTGAAGTAGCTCTTCCTGGCGGTATGAAGTTCTCTGGTGAACGTATCTATAACGATGCTGTTCGTGAAGTAGAAAAGCTAGAAGAAGAGATGAGAACTACCTGGGCAGGATTCCCGCTCGATATGATCGGGTAGCATACCAGTGGCTACTAACTTCTTCTTTAGAAACACAGACTTCATACCCGAGCAAAATCTTCTCAATGATTTGACAGTTGAGATGATTAAAATCTTTGGTATAGACGTCTATTATGTTGTTCGCTCAACTAACAATGTAGATACGCTTTTCGATGAAGCTGCTGCGTCTGCATTTAATGTAGCTGTACCTATTGAAATGTATATCGAATCTTATGATGGATTCAAAGGTGATGGAGATCTTCTTGGTAAGTTTGGCTTAAACGTTGCTGACCAGCTAAACCTCTCAGTCGCAAGACTTCGCTTTCAAGAAGACATTGGCACTATCTACAATTTGTCTAGACCGCGTGAAGGAGATCTTGTATACTTCCCGCTTACAAACGGTTGCTTTGAGATCAAGTTTGTTGAACATGAAGAGAACTTTTATCAGACTGGAGCACTACAGTTCTTCCAGTTAAATCTAGAGAAGTTCAATTACAACAGCGAAACGTTTAATACGGGCATTCCTAATATTGATGCTATTCAGCAAGACTTCTCTGTTGCAACTGATAACTACTATATTCTTACAGAAGCTGGATATTATCTACAGACACAAGATAACTACAGCTTAGAGCTTGAATCATACGTGCTTGATGAGATTGATCCAATAAATCAGAACGAAATTTTCACTAAAGAAGCGAATCTATTCATTGACTTTAGTATCACTAATCCATTTGGAGAAATAGTGTAAATGTTTTCGACTAATTTTTATTTTGGATCTATTCGCAAATACATCGTTCTGTTCGGCTCTATCTTTAATGATATTCTTATCGACCGAGTTGATCAAGAAACCGGTAATCAGCTAAAGCAAGTTCGAGTGCCGATCTCATATGGTCCTAAAGATAGATTTCTAGTTCGCTTGCAAGAGAACCCTGATCTTCTCAGAGAAGTAAATCAGGTATTGCCTCGTATGTCGTTTGAGATCACCTCAATCGAATATGATCCTGACCGTAAGTTGAACACGATCATTCGTAACAAGTATCCTTCTTCTAACACTAACGGTAACTATCTTCTTTCTCAGTATAATCCAGTCCCGTATAATCTCAATATCGACTTGGCAGTTCTTGCACGCAACGCTGACGATGCTTGTAGAATAATCGAGCAGATTCTTCCATACTTTACACCTGAGTGGACAACCGCTATTGATCTTATTCCTGAGATGGGAATCGTAAAAGATATTCCTATTGTGCTGAAATCGGTTCAATATCAAGATACATACGAAGGTTCATTCGAATCACGCTATGCTATTATCTGGAATCTTCAGTTCACCCTCAAAGGGTACTTCTACGGTCCTATTTCTACATCTGCTGTGATCAAAGAAGCGATTACAAATTTTTATGTTACTAATACTAACACTGCTGCTGAAGGTGTAGGTGAAGCTGCCGTCTCAGAGTATATCACTATTATACCTGGTTTGGATGCAAATGGCAACCCCACTTCAAATGCGACGCTCTCTATAAATACAAATCTAATCACCGCTAATTCAAATTACGGTTTTATCACTGATTTCTATGCTAATGTAGGCGCTAATTGATATGAGAGCTAATAGTGTTAATATATCTAAAAGTTTGAACATCACCCCTGATGATATTGTTACAGAAGCACAGCCGGTTTCAGCTATCATTCAAACAAACGATGATAACACTAAAGCAGACTCTGATTATGAGTATGCTCGTCGCAACCTTTACAATCTAATCGACCAAGGGCAAGAAGCTCTAGAGGATATGATTGAGTTTGCAAGACAAGCTCAACACCCTAGAGCGTATGAAGTTGTATCCGGCTTCATCGCTAATCTTGTTGATGCTAACCAAAAGTTGCTTCATCTCTCAAAGCAAATCAAAGAAATCAAAAAGCAAGAATCAGACGGCGTCGAGCTTTATAAGGAGAAGACTATTAATAACAATCTTTATGTCGGTTCAACAGCAGAAATGTTGAAAATGATCAAGGGTGAATAATGGCTGTTCAGCCCTTCTATTCAGGGAATAAAAACCTTAAAGGTGCGAATGTACCTATTGAGTGGTCTCCCGAAAGAGCTAAAGAGTTCTTTCGCTGTAGAGAAGATCAAATTTATTTTATCAAAACCTATTGCAAAATCGTACACGTTGATAAAGGCTTAGTCAACTTTGATCTCTGGGAATTCCAGGAGAACATGGTTCGACAGTTTGAGAATAATCGTTTCGTTATCTGTAAGATGCCTCGTCAGGTAGGTAAGACAACAACAGTTGCCGCATATCTATTGCATAAGCTTATTTTTAACGAAAACTTTGCTATTGCTATTCTCGCGAACAAAGATAAACAGGCTCGTGAAATTCTATCACGTCTTAAGATGATGTTTGAATATCTCCCGTCGTGGTTGCAGCAAGGCGTCGTGCGATGGAATGAAGGCGATATTGCATTAGAAAATGGCTCAAAAGCAATTGCTTCTGCTACCACCGGTTCTTCTGCTCGAGGACAAACTTATAACATCGTTTATCTTGACGAATTCGCATTCGTTCAAGGCAATCTGCAAGAGTCATTCTTCACGTCGGTTTATCCTACAATTTCATCTGGTAAAACGACAAAGACTCTAATCACATCTACACCTAACGGGATGAACTATTTCTATAAGATTTGGAATGATTCTGTAAACAACAAAAACCGTTATGTGCGATGCGAAGTCCATTGGTCTATGATTCCAGGCCGAGATAAAGCTTGGCAAGAAGAAACAATCGCTAACACATCTGAAAGACAGTTCAGACAGGAATACGAAACCGAGTTTCTAGGATCTTCATCAACACTTATCGATGGTCATAAGCTATCTCAACTACCTTGGAGAGATCCTATTCTTTCTTCAGGCGATGTCGATGTATACGAGCACCCTAATGAAGAGAGAGTATACATGATAACTGTCGATACGTCAAGAGGGTCTGGCATCGATTATTCAGCTTTCGTTGTATTTGATATTACTGATTTTCCGTATCGCGTAGTTGCAAAATATCGCAACAATGAAGTGCCTGCTCTCGTCTATCCAAACATCATCTATAACATTGGCTGTCATTATAACAATGCTTATGTTCTTGTTGAAGTGAATGATATCGGCCAACAAGTAGCAGACATTCTTCATAATGATCTTGAGTATGATAACGTTATTATTACGCGTATGAAAGGTAGAGCTGGACAAAAGATCGGACAAGGCGTTGGTTCGACCAGACTTTCTCTTGGAGTACGTACTACAACACAAGTAAAAAGAATCGGTTGCGCCAACTTCAAATCACTTGTTGAGAATGATCGAATCATCATTAATGATTACGGCATTCTATACGAGATGTTTAGATTCATCGCGGTAAACGGTAAGTATCAAGCTGAAGAAGGCGAACATGATGACTTGGTCATGTGCTGTGTACTATTCTCTTGGATGGTAAATCAAGATTATTTCAAGGAACTTTCTAACAACGACGCACGTTTGAGCGTGTTGGATAATAATAAAAAAATGGTGAATGAAGATATGTCACCCTTCGGTTTCATTAATGATGGGTATGATCCTAATGCTTCTTACTATGAAAAGATGGATATTGATAATGAAAGCGATCAATTCGATGCGATATTTGCTGACTGGCTGAGACGGGGGTAGATTCAATAATCTGAATTTATAAATACAACTATAAAAAGCTATAACTATGCAAAGCTATTAAGGGAGAAAAATTATGGCCTTTCAAGTTTCACCTGGGATCAACGTTAGTGAAGTCGATTTAACAACTATCGTACCCACAGTTTCCACTACTGCTGGTGCTATCGGTGGTCTATTTCGTTGGGGCCCTATCGGCGCGATTCAACAAGTCACTTCAGAAGTTGATCTTGTACGTATGTACGGCGAGCCTACAAACTATAATGGCGAGACCTTTTTCACCGCTGCAAACTTCCTAGCTTACGGTAATCAGCTTTGGGTTTCTCGCGCCGGTTCAACAACAGATACAACCGCTAACGGCTGCTGGACTGCCGTTGCTGACTCAAGCAATTCAGTTGCATCTTACATTGCTGGCGCTCTCTCAACGACTGCTAACACAACAAGCTCAAGCAACACAATTACAAACATTTCTAATACAGCTAACCTTGTCGTTGGTCAAACCATTACATCTCCTTACTTCGCTAACGGTACAACAATTGCTGCTATCGTGAATTCAAGCGCGGTTAATGCTTCTTCTACTGCAACCGGTACAAGTGTTGCTAACGGTATCAGCTTCGGTTATGGTGTTAACACACTATTCAATATCAAGAATCCTGATGATTATATTACGAAATATGCTGCTAACAACTTTGCTGGCAATCCAACATATCTATTCGCTGCAAAGTATCCTGGTTTCTTAGGATCTTCTCTTTCTATCTCACTAGTAGATACAGCAGCTGCTTATCAATCAAATATTGTTAACGTAGCTAACACAACTTTCGTTGTGTCTTCAAATACAGCTACAATCACATTTAATGATACAACAGCGATCATCAATGCTGCCACCGCAGCTGCCAACCTAGCTTCATATGTTGGTTGGTCTGCTCTAACAGTCGGCGACTGGATCACAGTCGGTAACAGCACTGTCGGTACTCAAGCTCTACAGCTTACCTCAAAGGGTTCAGCTCCAGCTTTTGCTAATACCTCAGGCACTGCTACACCTTCATCAAACGTTGTTACCGCAGTCGCTAACATGTCAGGTATCGTTGTTGGCGCTACTGTAGCATCTAACGTTTCATCTATCACTGGTGCGTCAGTTGTTGCAGTTAACGCTATAGCGAACACAGTAACGCTTTCAACTCAGTTCTCTGGCGGTGGTTCACAGACAGTAACAGTTAAGGCTGCGCAAGAATCTCTAAACCTTGCATTCTCTTCTAACTACACCCTCTACACACCAGTATCAATGTCCGGTAATATCGGTCGTCTATGGCAGTATTATAACCTAGTAAACGGTCCTCCTACAACTACACCATATGTTGCTCAGTACGGTAACTCTGCTGCAGTAGACATGGTACACGTAGTTGTTACTGACGCGCTTGGCACGTTTACCGGCACACCCGGTCTAGTTCTAGAAGTATGGCAGGGTCTATCTCGCGCTAACGACGCACAGACCCCCGACGGTTCTACTAACTACTTCCAGACAGTTCTAAACCAGAACTCACAATATGTTTGGTGGACAAACAACCGCGGTTCCAACTACACTGCTAACTCTGCTCTAGTTTCTTCTCTAACTGGCTCAACTTACGCTGCACCAGCTTCAATTTCGTTTGCTGGCGGTCAAGACGGCTTTACTGAAGCAAACGTAGGTACTAACATCGGTATTATCACAACTGCGTACGATCAGTTTAAGTCAACCGAAAACGTAAACATCTCACTACTTCTTACTGGTAAGGCAGATGATATCAACACAACTCTTCTTCCTAACTATCTAGTGCAGAATATCGCACTACAGCGTATGGATTGCGTTGTGTTTATTTCTCCAAACCGTTCAGCGGTTGTGTCTGCTGTCGGTAATGAATTAAACAACTGCGTCGCTTTCCGTAACGGCGGTACGCTTTCAACTGGTATCGCAACATCTGGCCTAGTATCTTCTACATACGGGGTTATGGACTCAGGATACAAGTATCAGTATGACAAATACAACGATGTATATCGTTATGTACCGCTAAACGGTGACATCGCTGGTCTTTGCGTATATACAGATACAGTTAGAGATCCTTGGTGGTCACCTGCTGGATTCAATCGCGGTCAGATCAAGAATGTTATTAAGCTAGCTTATAATCCTAAAAAGGCTGACCGTAACGTTCTTTATCCTGCAGGCATCAACCCCGTAGCAACATTCCCAGGTCAGGGTACTGTTCTTTACGGTGACAAGACTCTATCAGCTCAGCCTTCAGCATTCGATCGCATCAACGTTCGTAGACTCTTCATTGTGCTCGAAAAGACGATCGCTCTTGCAGCTCAACAGTCACTATTCGAATTCAACGATGCCTTCACTCAAGCGCAGTTCGTATCACTTGTAACACCTTTCCTCAAAGATGTTCAAGGCCGCCGCGGCATTTACGACTTCAAGGTTGTTTGTGATGGTACTAATAACACGCCTCAGGTAATTAACAATAACCAGTTCGTCGGCGACATCTACGTTAAGCCTGCTCGTTCTATTAACTACATTCAGCTTAACTTCACAGCTGTTCGCACCGGTGTTGATTTCTCTGAAATTGTAGGCAAGTTCTAATAAATAAAGCGAGCAAGGAGAAATCGCAATGCCGTTCAATATTAACGAAATTAAAGCTAATTTAACATACGGTGGCGCTAGGCAGTCACTATTCTCAGTTCAATTTGCTAATCCATCAAACAGCGCTGGTGATATTAAGGTCCCATTTCTAGTACGCGCTTCTGAAATTCCTGCCGCAGTTTTAGGCAATATTTCAGTGCCATACTTCGGCCGTAAGATCAACCTCGCTGGCGATAGAACATTTACACCATGGACTGTAACTGTTATTAACGATGAAGACTTCCTAATTCGTAATGCTCTTGAGAATTGGTCGAACGATATCAATTCATTCGAAGGCAACCTTCGAAATTATTCTTCAGCTTCACCTACTCTCTATAAGACTAACGCAGTCGTTTCTCAATATTCTAAGAATGGCGAAGTCATTCGTCAATATACCATGCATGGCATCTACCCTCAAGATATCACAGCCATTGACCTAGATTGGGAAGCTACTGATCGTCTCGAAGAGTTCCGCTGTACATTCCAGTATGATTGGTGGGAAGTTTCTGGCGGTATTACTGGCGATGCAGGTGGCTACTAATTAATATTTTATAGAATCGGAATATTGTTTTGAAACTTTTTGGCTTTGATATACAGAAAACAAAAGAGGAAGAACAGCTAACGATTCCATCATTTGCTCCTCGCGAGTCCGATGATGGAGCATTAGTTGTATCCGCAGGCGGCACTTACGGTACCTATCTCGATTTAGAAGGCTCTGCTCGTTCAGAAGCTGAAATTGTAGCAAAGTACCGTGAGATGTCTATTCAGCCAGAATGTGAAGCTGCTATTGCTGACATCTGTGAAGAAGCTATTGTTAAAGAAGGACGTGAAAACGTCGTTGAAATTAATCTCGATGACCTGATAGTTTCAGATCCTATTAAAGATGCTATTCGTGATCAGTGGTCTAAAATTTCTCAGCTTTTAGATTTTAATAACTCAGGTTATGAAATTTTTAAGCGTTGGTATATTGACGGTCGCCTCTACTATCACGTAATGATTGATGTCAACGAGCCGCACAAAGGCATTCAAGAACTACGATATATTGATCCACGTAAGATTAGAAAAATCCGCGCAGTCAAAAGAGTTCGCAAAGAGCAGCTGTATGTCAATATTACCGATTCAGAATTTTATATGTATAATGAAAGAGGCTTCAAAGGCGCTTCTGCAACCGGAATGGATAATCAAGGCTTGCAAATCGCTAAAGACTCCATCCTTCACGTTACATCAGGTGTGGTTGATAAAGACAATAAAATGGTTCTAGGCTATTTGCATAAAGCAATTAAGCCTCTAAATCAGCTCCGCGTTCTTGAAGACGCTACAGTAATTTATCGCGTATCCAGAGCTCCAGAACGTCGAGTCTTTTCTATCGACGTTGGCAATCTACCTAAAATGAAAGCTGAACAGTATGTTCGCGATCAAATGATTCGACACAAGAATCGTTTGATTTATGATGCTAACTCCGGTACAGTGCGAGACGATCGCAAATTCCTAACAATGCTAGAAGATTATTGGTTCCCTCGTCGTGAAGGCGGCGGCGGCACTCAAGTGACTACTCTACCTGCAGGTCAGAATCTAGGACAAATGGCAGACGTTGAGTATTTCGAAAAGAAATTATACCAATCTCTTAATGTGCCTATCTCTAGACTGGTTGCAGATAACGGATTTAATCTTGGTAGATCTTCAGAGATTACTCGTGATGAGCTTAAGTTTGAAAAGTTTATTCTACGTCTCAGAGGTAAGTTTGTTCAACTACTTCTAAAAGCTTTAGAAAAGCAACTCATTCTAACTGGTGTTATTGCTGAGGAAGATTGGGAAGATTTTAAGAGCAAGATTCATTTCGACTTCCAACATGATAACTACTTCGCTGAATTAAAGCAAGAAGAAATCATTAGAGAGCGCGTTAATACCCTGACTATGATTGATCCTTACGTTGGTAAGTATTATTCAGAACTCTGGGTAAAGAAGAATATACTTCAGCTAAACGATAAAGATATTGAACAAATGGATAGTGAGATTCAAGAAGAGAATCAGCGTAATATGGAATTGCAAATGCAGATGCAACAAATGCAAGCGCAAGGCGATGATCAATCTGCGGGTAATGTACCTCCGGGCGCTCAACCACAGCGATCTCAAGAGCCACAATTATCGCAACAGTCGTACAACACGTAATTATAAATAAAGAATATAGGAGAGACTTATGGAAACTTATACACCTACTGATGTTATTGATGCTTGCTTAGATCAAGATACTATTCGTTTGCAGCACGCTATTGACGCTCTAATGAAAGAGCGAGTTGCAGAAGTATTAGCATCTGAGAAAATTGATGTAGCAAAAAAGTTTTTTAATCAAGAGAGATAAAATGGCTGAACAAGACAATAACGGTAAAATGGCAATACCTTTCGAGCCGAAGGATCTGGCACGCAAATTAGTGCGTACAGATATTTCAGGTTTCGTGGTGGGTAAAGACTCAAAAGAAGGCATTCGCAAGTTTACCAGTAAGCAGCCTACTCTTCGACATCTCGCCCCTAATGCTGATGAAAACGAGCAAGACAAGGTTTTCAAAGCTTCTGCTATCGGTAAAGAAAAAACCACTCGTCGAGCTGATTATGAAACCGACGAAGATATTACCGCGTATGAAGAGACTAGTGTTCGTGCTCGTATTGTTGAAAAAGCAACAGCACGCTTTCGCGACTTCAACGGATTTAATGCTCAAAAAGCTGGCGCATTAGTCGGTCATGGTAAGGTAAGAAAGCAGCACGAGCGCAGTGAATGCGACGGCGCAGATAATACTGCAGAGCCTCCTAAGGACAAGGAGTGGACTACAGCTATTCCTCCTCAAGTTCTAGCTAAAGAAGCTGCTTGGGAATCTGATCTACAAGATCACGAGCCTCGTATTGTTACTGGCGTTAAAGGTGTTAAGTCTACAAAGTTCAGCAAAAAGTTTAGAAATCAGGCTCATCAAGATAAGTTTTTTGATCATGAAGACAATGCTGGCAATTACGAGATTCACCACGTCAGCAAAATTCACGAAGCCTATCTTTATGAATTAGGCGAGCCTATGTCTCCTTCGCCGGCCACCTCTGACAATCCAGGTCAAGGTTCTGATGCATCGCTCGATAAAAGCGGCGACTCACCAGATGATCGCAACAAAGAAGCTAAGAACGATACTGATACTTCTGACTCAGTTCGTGAGGCAAAAGATCTATTAGAGCAGATTGCTTTATGCACCGCCGAGATGTTTGAAAATATTCCGGATGATATGGATCTTGCTGATTGGTGCGTTGAGAAGCTCACTCTTGCACAAGATTTTGTATCTTCAGTAAGCGAATGGGTTAAAGAAAACTCAGGTGGCGAAGATAATAAAGGCGATGGTGAAAACGAGGGCGAGTCTGATGCAGGCAAGTCCAAGCCAGACGGTAGCAATGGCAATCAAGCTCAAATGTCTATGAAGTCTGAATCCCGTCGCGTTCGTAAGCCTGTTATTGATGAAGCTTTCAAGGAAGGCGATAAAGTCCGTATTGCTAACCCCAATCATTTCCTTTCAGGTCATTCAGGTGAGATCTCTTGGTCAAACAAGAACGGCACGCATCACGAAGTAAAGGTTGCGATCAAGAACGCTGTACATAACGTACACGTTAATACAGATGAGATTGTTAAAGAATCTGTTTATGAAGAGCCTGAGATTAGCGATATCACATATAAGGTCGCCGACAAGTTCGGCGCTAAAGCAATAGGTGAACAAGTTACAGAATCTATTCTAGAAAAAATTCGAGCTAGGAAGTAACGCAAATGAAACTTATTGTCGAAACATTAGAAGCTCCAATTTCTGTTATTCGCGAAGCTCGCGAAGACGGAAAGAAGAATCTTTTTATCGAAGGTGTATTTTTGGTTGGTGAAAAAGCCAACAAGAATAATCGTATCTATCGTGAGTCAGTTCTTGCAAAAGAAGTTGCTCGCTATACAAAAGATCTAATCGAAGCTAATAGAGCTTATGGTGAGCTAGGGCATCCAGCCGGACCTGCGATTAATTTAGATCGCGTTTCGCACCATATTGTTTCTCTCGTAAAAGAGGGTTCAAATTTTATCGGTAAGGCAAAGATTGCTTCTACTCCTATGGGTGATATTGTTAAAGGTCTTCTAGAAGACGGCGCTTCACTTGGCGTATCTTCTCGTGGAATGGGCACTCTAAAAGAACGTAACGGTATTATGGAAGTTCAAGATGATTTTATGCTAGCAACTGCTGCAGATATTGTCGCTGATCCTTCTGCCCCTGGAGCATTTGTTCGGGGTATTATGGAAAATGTAGAATGGTTATATGATATTAAATCAGGTACTTGGCATGCA